TGTCTTTTTTGAGTTCGGCAATATTTTTGTCTAATTCTGCTTGTTGCACAATGACATTATTGTGAATTTGTTTAATTTCATCAGAGTTTGTAGTATTCAAAACACCACCATTGAAATTGGTGAACCCTTCAACAGCATTGTATTTTGAATAGTTTAATTTATTTTTGAATGTTTCTACTTTAATAGGTGTTGTATAAGTGTTAATGCTTGAAAGATGTTGTTTAACTTCATCGTTCATATTTTTTTTACCCGCAGTATAAACCGTGAAATTCTCGGTTCCCGACAATTGTTTATCGGTAACATCAAACATCAATGTAATATTGTCAAAATCAGTCACTTTACCTTGAGGAACAGTAATAGATTTACCAATATCAACAGTGTGACTTCCGCCTTTGATCCATTTATTCAAATTTTGTTTATCAAATGAAGCATATTGCGTGCCATCGTCGTTTTTAAATTCTCCTTGGATACGTGCTAAATTAATACCGTCAGATGATCCAACTTTGATTTTAATTTTTCTAAATGTATTACCTACCTTCATATTATCAAAATATGCTGTTACAGTAGTCGGAGTATTTTTATTGAATGTTTTTCCTTTTGTTGCGTCAGATGAAAATTCAGCTTCACTACTGTCAATGATTGTTATTTTTTCAACTTTGGATGATGCGTCATATTTTTTTCGGCCGGCTGTAATTGTTATATCAGCAGTCATGTTTCTCACAGATAAATCTTTTGTGCCATAACTAACACTTGGGTCTTTATTTGTGTGCATGGGTGCTTCATTAATATCATTTTTAAAAATATGTAATTCATATTTATTTACAGGTAGAGTTCCGCTATTTGAAATGGTAAATTTCAGTGTTGGAACAGTGATGTCATTTATTACACTTCCATTCAAGTCATCCGATACAATTTCATATACAAATGGTCTATCTGGGATATTAGTTGTGTCCAATCGTGATACGCGCACTCCAGATACGATTTGATTATTTATATCCATCAATTCAAGATTTAATTGAATATTTTGTTTATCAAGAATTGGTGTAATTGCATTAGTAGTTTCATCCACATTAAATAGTTTCAATTCAAATTTGGGTAAAAAATAATTGTAATCTTCGCATTCAGGAGGACGATTATCAATAGAAAAAGCATTGCATCTATTAAATAAATCTATAGCAGTAAGTGGTTTAAAATCGTTTTCAACGGTTTCTGCTGACATCTTAATATATAATATATAATAAGATGTTATTTTAACTAAAATATTTTTTAAGTATTACACCAGATAAAAACACTATACCTACAGTTAAATTAATCGTATTCATAATTTCTTCTGTATATTCATTATTTGTATCACTATATTTTTGCACCGAGGTATTATTATTTTCTTTAATATATCTAAATGCTTCAGCTTTATCGCGATTTTCACATAAATGCAATGTGTAGCAATTATCTAAGTTATTATCATCTATAGTGGTGCAATCCGTATTTGCGACAGCATGACAACCATCATTAGGATCATTTAATAAATCTTCTTTTCCAATATAGAAAAAACTGAAAGGATCGTAATTTTTCACAGAACTCATATTTGTATTATGATTAGATTTTTATACACATAAACGATAATATTTGGATTCAATAGAAGTTGGACTTTTGCGAATGTATTCGCACACTTGTCCAGGTCGCAAAGACATTGCAAGTGATTGAGGGTCAAAACGCGATACTTCGGGCAATTGTTTTAGACTTCGTAAATTATATTTGATTTTTAATTCATCCACTTCTTTGTCAGATAACACCCGCGATTGAGGAACCATAGAATGTTCTAAAACATTGAATAAGAGGCGCTTAATATTATGGATGACAATATATACTCCTTCATTGTCAAATTTGTATTTGATGTGATTGAGCGTATTTTCGTTTGGTTCATCCTTATATATAAGGATAATGTCATCCTTTTTTGAAATAACATTTTCAACATCAATCAATTGTTCAACAATATCATCAATCGTTTTGGATTTAATTTGGGAACCTTTCAAGTATATAATGGATGCTTTTTTTCCGTCTTCTTTTTCCAAAAGTATATCTAATTGCTCATTTTTAATCATTGCTTCAATAGCATTTACGCTAAAATTTGTATAGTTTTTCACATCATAGCCCTGTTTATCCATAAGTTCAAGTAATACATTTCTGGATTTATATATTTGACGAATATCCTCGCTTGTAACAGACATTATTTAGCTTATGTGTAACTTAATGTATATATTATTACTATTTAATAATGATAATATATTTAAATCAATTTTATATCAAAGTTTATACTTTTTTTATGATAATATTATTCATGTTGCTTCCACCAATTTGAGACAAGTCTGTTGTTTGTAAAGGTTTGTCATCTTCAACATTACGTTCAGAGTGTTCATAAGGTTCGCTATCTCCACCTGAAGAAAATAATCCCGATGGAATTTTAATAGTGTCGGATTGCTTTGGTTCTTCTTGTGATGTAGCACCATTCATATTAAATACAGGTGCAAATTGTATTGTAGGTGCGGATTGTTGTGGGTGTATATTCATACCACCCTTTTGCTCAAGGGATGATACTGTTGATTGAAATGGTTCATTATATGGAAGTTCTTTCACTTTATAAATGTCGTTTGATGTTACAACTTTGATATAGTCTGTTTCATTTAATCCAGAGAAATCATCCGTTTCTAAAGTAATGAATTTATTACCGACATTTTTGATTTTCCATACACGATTTTGTTTAAAATCGCTTCTAAAATGGACATTGTCTCCTTGTTTATATTCAGTTTCTATGGTGTCTATATTATCTTTGTTTTCGTCTAATTCGGGTGTAGTACCATCAGGTGCCCAAGGAGGACTATCTGGTGTTTGTGAAGGTGTATTACCATTAGGTGCCCAAGGAGGACTATCAGGTGTTTGCGAAGGTGTATTACCATCAGGCGCCCAAGGAGGACTATCAGGTGTTTGCGAAGGTGTATTACCATCAGGCGCCCAAGGAGGACTATCAGGTGTTGGTGTTGGTGGAGTTTCGGGTTCAAATACAGGTTGTTTCTTTCCAGTAACACGAGACAGTTTTTCATTGATTTGTTTCGTGAGGTCATTTATATAGTCCTTCATATGCTCACCTTTACTGTTCAATAGGTTCTTGATATTCAATGAATATTTGAGATTATCCATCTGGTTAATATTGTCGTCTGTAATTAGACGCATTTGAATATTCATTGTCTGTAATTCTTGCATTAATAATTTGAACGAATATGGAACTTCAATAACACTAAAATCTCTACCATTATGCGTTATTTTCTCTACACGTAAATCATTATTTGCAACAGAACCTACAAAATGTATGGGTCCATCCAATGCTGGACTGTAAAAAAGTTGCTTATCTGGATTATAAATGGATAATAATCCACTACTATTACAAATAGCAATTTTATATTTATCTCCACGTGTCATCATTGAATCTTGTAAAAATGCTGCCGCACCATGAGAAATAACGCCATCACGTTCCATCTCACCAATACGTAATCCACCATCATTAGCACGGCCAGAAACCGCTTGACGCGTTAGCACATTACGAGGTCCGAGTGAGCGATAATTAATCTTATCTTTAACCATATGTTTCAATCGCATATAGTATGTAGGACCAATGAAAATTTGACTTTCTATTTGAGAACCATCAAATCCATTGTATAATATATCATTTCCCGAGGAATGGAATCCAGACTTATTCAACATTTTACCAAAAAAATCTATTTTTGAACCTTCGTTGATGAATGATGTGCAGTCAATAAATCCACCATTCATTGCTCCAACCTTACCAGTAATTGTTTCTACTAATTGTCCAATCGTCATACGTGACGGAATAGCGTGAGGATTTACAATAATATCGGGTTTCATACCATCTCGTGTAAATGGCATATTTTCCTCTTTGATAACAAGACCAACTGTACCTTTTTGTCCTGCACGAGACGCAAATTTATCTCCAATGTTGGGAATACGCACTTCACGAACACGCACTTTACAAATACGCTGTCCTTCTTCGCCTTCTGTAATAAATACTTTATCCACCACACCCAATTGACCTTTCTTTGTACCTTTAGATTGGTCTATTTTTACATCGGGACGTGATGAATTGGATGACGCCATACCAATGACAATTGTCTTATCGTTAATAACGCTTCCTTCCTTAATAACACCATATTCATCCAATTTACTGTAGTCGTAACCAGGTTTCAAACCAATAATAGTGCTATCATTTTCAATATTTGTAATAGATTTGATTACCGTTTCTCCATTTACAACATCTTTTTCTTCATGAACTTCATATGTTGTGAAATAAGTAGTGCGAAATAAACCACGCTCAAGCGAACCTTCGTTGATGAGAACCGCATCTTCTACATTATACGATGTATATGCCATAATGGCAACAATTGCATTTTCTCCATATACATTTTCTTCATTGTTAATGTATTTCATGTAACGTGTTTTTACTAATGGAATTTGCCCATTGTTTAATACAACCGCACTCTTATCCATACGCATTTGATAGTTGGTATGGAAAAGAGATGATGCTTGCTTACTTTGCCCACAAGAAAAGGAATTACGAGTAGCTGGATTATTTTCTGGATAGGGAATAAGATTACACATAACGCCCATTATAAGGGATTCGTGAATTTCCATATGTGTGTATTTGGATTTATTTGATAAATAATTGTCATAATTCAACGCAATCATAGCGTCGTCAGTTTCGTTATTATCAATATAGTCAATAATTGATTTATTGTCAATGAATTTTTGAAGCATTGCTGGGTTCTCTTGATTTACGCCATCATATAGTTCAGACAAAGCATATATAGTGTAACTATTAGGATCGTAATTTTCAATCTTTTTTTCATTGAATCCAGTAATCAAATCATTCCAACTGAATTTATTTTCCTGGATGCGTTTTAAAATGTGTTCCTTTTCAAAAGACATTCCATTGTCATCTTTATAATAGATTGGACGACAAATGCGCCCGCCATCACAATAGATATTGATAGTCTTGGTGGAAATAGAAAAGGAAGCACTAATGTAAGGCGGCAACAATCCATTACGACGATATAGTTTGATTTTCTCAACCAGGGGTTGAGGTTCGTGAATATAACCTAACCATAGTCCATTTACAAAGACTTTTGTAAATTTGTCAAGATCTTTTAAGAAAGCATTTTCCAGCATTTCAATAGATGAATTTTGTTTTATCCAATCAATCATTTTACTGCGAGGAATGTTTCGTGTAATATATGCTCCAATAGCCATATGTTTGTGAATACCAATATTACCACCATCCGGTGTATCAATTGGATCAAAGAATCCCCATTGACTTCCATGCAGAACACGAGGGCCAACTACCTTAGCACTTGCGTCTAACGGGAGGTTTGTTTTTCGCAAATGACTTAACATGGACGAATGAGATAAATAGTTCAATGCTTGGGTTACACCAATGCGTTTGGTATGTTCTTGCGATCCCCAATTTCCTTTCATACCCTTTTTGAACCCCGTTTCTACAGAGCGCTCGGAAAAAATCATAGGATAAAATTGGTGAATTAGACCCACAAGATTGCCTTCGTATTGTGAAAGATTCAAATTAAGACGTTTTTCAAACTCCAAATGGATGTATCGTAATTGAATATTATAGTATTCTCTAAATAAATCGTACATTAGAGAACCGACTAATTCAATGCGTTTGTATTTGAAATTGTCGCGGTCTGTGGGTTCTTCAATACCCATGTATGTTCTCAATAATCTAAAGACCATATGTCCCAAGAAGAGAGCTTTATCTTTGAAATTATTTTCGCCAATATGGGGTAGCAAGAAATCGCTTAATATTTCATATGCATATTCTTTCGTTTTGTATTTGGTAAGTGTTGAAATATATTCTAATGCAGATATTTGTGTCATTATTGGTCCTGCGTCATAAACGCTTGGAGCAAATAAATCAATCATATTGGAATATTTATCCATATCTAATAAACAATGTTCAATAATAGATTTATCACTCACTATGCCCAATGCACGGAACACTATAAACATTGGTACAGGTTTTCTAACATTGGGTATATAAATGACAATGTTTTTATTTGAGTAAGATGGTCCGGGTGATACCATACCTACAAACATACTACGTTGTTGTTTGGATACATTCTCAGAAATTGAGCGAATAACAGCCTTGTATAGGTATGAATCATCATGGACATCTTGTATGTATAACACATTATCAGCGAACTTTTCTTGGGAAACAACGGTCTTTTCTTTGCCGTCCATAATAAAATATCCACCAACGTCATTTTTACATTCACCAACATTGAATCGTGCTGTGCGTGATAATCCATTTAATACGCAAAAATTAGATTGTATCATTACAGGAAAACGTCCCAAGTACATTTTTTTCAACGTTGTTGTACGTTTTAAAACATTGTTGTCAGTATTAAATTCCTCCTTTAACTGTAAACTTTCACTTGTTGTCATTTCAATATCTTCGGTCTTTTTCTTCTTTTTTGCTCCGCCCGACATTTTAAATGCTAATGCCTTTTCCATTGCTTCTTCAAGAGATTCTCCGCCTTTCTTCGTATATTGATATTCATCATTATCACTGTCGCTTTCATTACTTCCCCCGGCCATTTCTTCGCGGATACTGATAAACTCTATATCTACATCGTAATGGATGGTCATTCCATATGACATGTTGCGTAAGCGTGCTTCGTTAGGGAACATATAGTGAAAATTATCATTGTCGTCGTAAATACAAGGTTTTCCATAGTAAATTTTGTTTCCGTCTTTTCCTCCGAAATACATGATACATTTTTCACGATAATCATTCAACTCTTTATCAAATTTACTGCCTAAAATAAGTGGGTTCTTTTCTTTGAAGATTTGTATAAGTTCTTCATTATAGAAGTGATTATATGATTCTATGTGATGACGAACTAAAGTTTGGTAGTTATCACGAAATTGTGAATCAATAATCTTCCATGTTGTTTCACTATCCATTATATAATATATAATATATAGACATTTATTATAATATGGATTTTAAATCTATTTTTGTCTTCTTTCTCTTAATGAATGCGTTATTCTGGGGGTTATTCACACATTCATCCCATTGTAAGTTTGCTTCTTATTTTGGAATTAAAAATTGTCCTCCTCATTGGGTTCATGTATTTGTGATGGGTTTAGGAAGTTTTATTTTAGCACTATTGATACAACAACATTATATTCTATAAATTTTCTAAGATAATAGTATAATATGCAAAATATGCTCGATCAAATCATGGGACCTTTAGGAGAAGAATACTGTACTATCTTCTATGTATTCGGACTATTCGCGGCGTTATCGATTGTTATTACAGTTGTTAATTTTATGTATGGATTATTCTTTACAAAAGGATTTAGAATGTTTGATATTGTGAATACAGTAATGGTATTATTCATGCAATTCATTGCTTATTACATTTATCGTGTATTCTACAATATGTGTAAAGCGTCACTCTAAATTAGTTCAAAATGAAAATTTTGACAATTAATATATAATATAGTCATGGATGTATTATATTATAGCAATCATTGTAAGCATTGTAAGAAAATATTACAATCATTAGGAAAAACAAATTTACGTGAAAAAATCAGTTTCATATGTATTGATAATCGTTATCATGATAGTAAAACGAATCAGTTGTATATCGTTTTAGGCAATGGAAAACAAGTGGTAATGCCACCCAATTTACAAAAGGTTCCGGCGTTATTATTGGTCAACGATAAATTTAGGATATTATTGGGAGATAGTATTATTGAACACCTGCGTCCGGATATAATTCGTCAAAATAACAATGCCGTTGCCGAAAGCGGCGGCGAACCATTTTGTTATACATTCAATACAGCACCTAATAACGTAGTGTCTGAACAATACACATATTTTGATATGACACCGGATGAATTGAGTGCAAAAGGTAATGGACAACGACGTCAAATGCATAATTACGTTTCTGTTAAGAATGATATGAATACAATACAAACACCACCAGATACATACAAACCCAATAAGGTATCGGGTGACCTTACAATTGAAGATTTACAACAACAACGTAATATGGAATTGGGACAAACTCAGAAACCTCCGGTTCCCGACTTTACGTTTTAATAATATATTTTTTACAATATATAAAAAGGAATTATAATATAAAGTATAGACAGGATGTCACAAAATCAAATCTATATGCGTGGATTTAATACCCTATTTGAACAATTTATTGACGATGTTGGAAATATCTTTCAAGATGATTCCACTATTAAGACTGCTGTATCGTCTATGAAAATGATTAAAAAAGCGAATCCTAAAATTGTTATTCGTGTATGGAACAAATATGTATTGACCCCATATGGCGATAAAATAATGGAAGGTGATTTGAACTACTTTATCCAAAAAGATTATTCCAATGATTTAACCCGTATGTCAAATGGTGAGGATATTGCCAAATATATTGACGCTGTCCGTGGTTCAATTAATGATATGTCAGATAATAGTAAGCAATGCACACTTGAATATCTTCAAAAATTGTGTAAACTTTGTGATGCGTATTGGGAAGGTAAACGTATTCAAAAGGATGGGTCAATGATGTAAAATTTTTAAGTATTAGCATTAATGGTAATAGTAAAAATATAAAAAGGATGTTTTTATATTTTTTTATAATTGCATTTTCAAAATGATTAGAAAACATATGGTAAAAAACATATTACATAGAAGAGGACATATTTTCCATTTCATTGCATTCTTCACTTACATTACGAACATCATAATTCAAAGCAAATAAGATTTCGCCAACATTACGCTGGTCAAAGTATTTATACACATCATCAATTTTAATGATTTTCTTTTCACCTTTAAGCATATATGGAACAAAACATTCCTGATGAATCCGATAAATATGGGGCATATATTTATTAGATATACGCTTTCCAGTTTTCTTAATATAGCAATTTATATACGACTGATGAACATTTTTCATAAAGTCACGGTATTGAGTATAAAAGGTGTAAAATAATTTTTTATATTGTGGGAAATAGTTCAAAAATTCATTCACTTTTTTTGTACGACGTAGACAAATATACTGAAATTGAATATTGGGATTATTTCCACGAAGTTCTTTCATTGTTTTATAACGGTCGCATATATATGTTGTTCGCACACCTTGTTTCTTGTGATAAAAAACAATACCAACTGTATTTGGACTGCTCTGAATGCTACTATATTTATCAACAGCGTCTTGATATGATGTTACATCTGTATAAATGGGAGGAATATCAATCAATCCTGACAATACTTTGACAAATTCAAACTGTTGAAAGGTTGATTTATCCAGACTTTTAGATACAATACTCCCATTTACGTCTTGTATGTGATGTACAGCAACAAGATATAACTTGGGTCGCATAATAGGAATAACAATATGATTGTCGGGATGTTGTAATACGAACGAATAGTTATAGTCCTTGTCAAATAACTTCATTATTGATAGTTCATTTAATTCTTCTTTTTCAGATGCTTGCAATGCCTCCATAAACATATCATAAAATGATATTTGACGGCACATATTATGCTGATCTTGATAGTACTGATTACGAAAGTAGAAATATTGACCACCTATTGCGCCCCGTGTGGAAATAATCCATTTACAAGTTGTATGATTATAAAACATATTTACCATTGTCCCTTCCATCATTTGTGATACTTCAATGTTTTCTGAATTAAATTCAAACATAGATGTAAATTTTTCATAAGAAATAGATTTCGGGGGTGCCATACAAACCAATGTTTCACGTTCATTGTCGTATATTAGTGATTTACATAGGCGTAATTGGTCATTGTCATCGCAGACCATATTCCGGTCATAGTTGTATATTGTGTATTTATGATCGTCAAATGTGTATATTTTTGAGCGAATATTTTGGATATTACGAATATCCCCCATATCATAATTTGGATCATTTGTCATTGCAAGTATAATATACATGTTATCATTATTTGTTTATATTGATAATTGATACATTTTTTAGATAATATTATTTAGACGCATAATATATATATTAATATAATAATGAGTTCATCCATTACCTTAGAATTAGGCGATATAATAGAAATATATAGTCCAAATGATATTCAATATCATGAAAAGGTCTTTATTATTCATTATATTGATTCTAATTTAATAAAAATAACAAGCATTAACGATGGATTTGAAAGTCAATTCAGTTTAAATGATGGTAAATTGGACAACATACATATTGAACATATTATATTGTTTGACCGCAATGAAAAAAAAGGGTTTGTAAAACAAAATGATTTGGATGTTGGAAAATGGGTGAATGTTCACTTTGGTGGTGATTATCCTACAATTTTAACTGGACAAATTACCAACAATGAAGAAGATATGATTGAAATAACTACATATCCCGATTTGCAAACCATCTATATTGATTTTGAATACAAAGGTGTTCCACAAAATATTCCGTTCAAACATATAGAAATACGAGAACCACCCCAAGAATATGTTGAAAAGACCACATTGGATAAAATAGAGCAAGAACAACAGGAACAGCGTGAGCAACATGATGGACCTCCAATAGAAGATAAAGATGATATTGAATACAATACGCCAATGAGTGTAGAAGAAAACGACAGCAAAAATCACCAAGAAGAATTGAACGATTTATATACTGAAACAAACGAAATCATATTTGGTGAAAAATTGGAAACACTGAAGCAAGTAGTTGAGGTTCCCGAACACGAAAAGAGATATACAATTGAACTCCAGCTGAATGATATGATGGATGTATTTTTATCCACTATTCCCAACGAAAAACGTACTCAAACATTAATGAAAAATGTCCATTTGCTTATTACGCGTTTCAAAGAACTCCGTGAAACCTTTTCTGTATTTTCATCCAACACAAACACAATAACACCGAATTTTTACGGTCCCAATCATAAACCATTGATTGATGTAATGAAAAGTATGAATAAGAAACTCAAATGGTTATTACCCGTAGTGAAACATAATAAATATGTTATTATGGATGATGATACTGGTGATGTTGACATTAACATTCAATATAGAAAAACCAAAGAAGCATTTGAACAATTACAAACAATGCAGCTACAATACAAGAAGGATGAGCCATATAAACGCGACGCAATTGCTTTACAAGTAGATGCCCATATGTCAAGTATAACAGAACCCGATAATAAAAGCAATGTAAAAATGTCGGAAGTTAATGCTGGTATTGAGGCTATTGTGGATAATTTGAATGACTTTAATTCCAATGTACTAATGGGAAATGACAACTTACATATTAAACGAAAGCAATACGTTATAGATGTTTATGGATTGGGTTCAAAGAAATCAGTTGCATCTCAAACAGATAATAAAGTGAATATATTGGTAAATAATACTCCAAACGATAAAATGTATGTAAAATCATTTTTATATTTGCCTTACCCGTTCATTGAACAGTCCAAGGTTTATTTGGACAAACAAAATATGCTTGAACGAGTAAAAACGCATCAACAATTGTTAATGTATTCTCGTCTATTTAACAGTGCAACTAACATTATAAATAATGTTGTGGATAACCTTGACGAAGATTTAAATCATGAATCGTTAGAAATGTTATCACAATTGAATACATTTTCATTGAATGAAATGAGTACAAATGTGGATAAAAATGTGAGATTTGACAAATTTTATGAATCTATTGTTCCAAAGACCAAAACGCTTATTCATATTCTCCGTAATCAATTGAAAAATAAATACTCGTTTGTCTCTGTAGTGAATGAACTTGAACCATTCAATGTATTTCAAAAGGATATTACCTATACACAGCACAATAGTATCCGATACACTGTTAAGGAAAACATTAAGGAATTCAAAAAGCAAATGGTGGAAGTGTCGCAACTTTTCAGCAACTACAAAAATAATCGCCAAATACACGAAGGTATTACTAAGAACCCAGTATTCTTGGAAGCGTTATTGAACACCCAAGCAAAACCAATAATGGATAATTATGTGTTACCAACAGAAAATATTAATGCGTCTGAACAAATGCGTAAAATATACAAAACGGATAATGGTAAGTTACTCTACAATTTTGTGTCCAATTTGATGTTTGCTTTGAATGTGCCTGCTAAATTGAATATATTGGAAGAAGAAGAAAAGAATTCTAAAAATCCATTACGTATCAAGAGCGATTGTTCTCGTCGTTACTTAAGTAAGAAGTATAACAGTGTAGATGAAATGATGTTGGATAATAACAAAGAAAACATTTACTTTGATAAGGAATATGACGATACACCCTATGATATAATGGACCAATATCAAACAGAAAAGAGAAACATGTTGAATGAAGAATTTCACGAGTTTTTGAAGGAAGTATTAGTACAAAAACACGATGTTCAAAAGGACTATGTGGATACATTAGCAAAAACACTTATTGAAGGAAAGAAACAAGTGAATAATGAGGATTATGCATTGGTTGTTGATAATACTTCATCAAATACCTCGGAATATGTTGTATATTATAAACGTGTAAAGAATAATTGGGTACGGGATGACACTGTGAGTGATCCAATATTTATGGATAATAACACATTATTCTGTAATATTCAAAACCAGTGTGTCAAAAATAAAATGAATCAAATGTGTCAAAGCACCGACCAAATGAGAGAATCCCTTCAACATATGAGAAAAGAAGAATTGCTTCAAGAGTTAGAAACACGTTATCAAGTAAATATGGAAGACCTTAAAGCAGAAATAGAAAATAATTTGAATGAATATCAACGTTTTATGAAGAAACAAATAGATTTGAATGAAGTTCTTGAGTACAAAGCAAATAATTTGTGGTATCATTTGGGTTTAATGGCAAACAAGGATTTATCTATAAAATCACCCCATAGCAATTTATTACAAAAAATCATTTCCACCAGCGATTTTACCACAAAAATACAAAACATTATTCTATTTAATGGTGTATATTGTCGCGAACCCATTGAATCAACAAATGAAAATTTATACTGGAAATATTGTATAACCACAAATGTTAAATTATTACCATCATTCTTGTATGAATTAGCAAATGCATACATTGTCGGTAATTACGAAGAAACATTGTTTGAAATCATTCGTAAGCAAGGTGTAGAAAGTGACGATGGAGATTCTATTGTAGATATTCATAGCGGTATGATAATCACACCTCGTACATTTGATACTGAAGAAGGGTTTGATTCATTAGGGTTCAAAGTGTCTTCGCGCTCATTTATGGAGCAAGAAATATCCCAATTGCCTGAAGAGCGCAAATTGACTCGCGATGAACAGCGTATTTTTGAGAACCCCAATATGGAAAAAGTATACAAGGTGTTTGAGTTCTTAACACAATCTATGGATATTGACGGGTCCCAGTTTGATTTATTCTGCTTACGTTTGTCATTAAACTTGGTAGAAACATTGATTGTGAATGAAGAAAAATACAATGCTATTGTTTCCAAACAGAAAGAGAAGAATCCAGATAAAAAGATGGCGAAATACAAGGATTATTTTAATGAATCACTTATTATGATTGTATCTGGATGTTATCTGATTTCAGTTCAAACAGCAATTCCCTCTATTAAAGCAAAGAAAACTTTCCCTGGATGCGTTAAATCATTTATGGGATATCCATTTAGCGGAGAGGAGGACATGAGCGGTATTCATTATATATCGTGTATATTATACAAAACGCGTTCATCAGTTGAACCGTGGAGTGCTGTAAAGAAATACAATTCAATTGACAAATTTGAAAAGAATATACGCAAAATTATTGATAAAAATTTAATTTCACATATTGAAGTGATGGACCGCATCAAACAAAAGAAACAGTATTTATTGTTGAATAAAGATGAAGACTATGAAATTAAAGAACAACATAGAATACAACGCTGGTTGAGCTTCCAACCTCCCCTTGTTACCTATGAATTGAAGGAAGAACAAAAAGAAAACGTATCCAGTGAATTTATGAAAGAATTATTATCAACCATTCAAAAGGGCGATAAAAGTCAAGTTCAAATGTTAAATACAATGTTGTCAAAAAATCAACTATTGAGCTATGCATTGGTAAATGAAATAAACGCAGAAGTTAAAAAAGAGGTTCCAGTATTGAAAACGTTTGGAGGTATTCCGTTTGTAGATAATGCGTGCTGTCAAGATATTATTAAAAATCCAATGAAGTATTTTGCAAATAAAAATGGTAATATAAGCATTTATTTGACAAATATATTAAAGAACGAAACGTTTATTGATAGCATCAAGACCATTACATCTGCTCCTACATTATATCATCCATATAGTACTCGCACGAAAAATGATGTATCAAAACAAGGACATTATGGAGAAAACATTTACGGATATATTATTCATTATTGTAATTTTGATAAGCCCGATAAAGCATTAGACGAATATATGTCCATATGTGGCGAAATTCCCAAATCATATCAACCCGATATGAATATTGAAGAAAAAATGGCTGTTCTCAAGCGCAACGGCAAAAACTACACACTTGACACGTTATTTGGGTTGATGAAAATGATAAATAAACGCAATACAATAACACCATATATTCAACATCAACATCAATATAAAGAACACATTTTGGCATACTTGGATGAGATAGAACGTAGTGAAACATCTTTGGACGAATCACCATTGATTGAATCTAATTTGGCAGAATTATTGCGTAAATTAATAGCGTTGGATAGTTATCAATATGAAGAAACTCAAGAAATGAATGACTTGAAAAATTACTTGTTGATGACAACCAGCAGAATGAACGCAAGCATTTCTGGATTTATTAGACAATATACATCTATAAACAAGAAACAGTTGGATTCTCTATTGTCATTTAATGCGTCTTTAAGAGAACAGAATATGTGGGAACAAAGTTCTCAGGAGAACTATCATAAAACATCTTATTTAATGAACTTTTTACACTACATATCAAAGTTTTTACCTCAAATATTGCTTAGTAATCGTCGCTATATTGAAATAGCACCAAAACATTGGGGATTATCCAGAGAACATGGTTTTGATGTTTTAGACATTGTGAGATCCGAATATTCATTTATTAAAGATGTCATTATGGATGATACTATGGTTAGATATTTCAATGTGTTAGAAAAGCGTATTGACAAAATTTATACATTTGCAAAGTTGTTCCCGTATGCTAAATATGAAGACAAATATTTGTTATTGGATACACGAGCACAAGAATTGTTTTTATCTTACTGCATTTATTCAGTAATACACGAATATATTATATTAACAGACGATATTGATATTACTGAAATACACAAGGAGAATAAGAAAAAAGATATTCGCGTGCAAAACGCAATGACAGAAAGTGATACTATTGAATCTCCATATCAAGAAGATAGTGACGAGGTCAATGGTTCGCTATCTCATTTAAACGAAGTTGATATTATTACTGGAAATATAGATTCATTGAAGAAGAATGTGTCCAATATCATTGTAACAATGTTGAATAAGGGAATATTTGATAAGAAAATACTGAATATCAATTACGACACTATAATGAAAAAGACAAAACAAACCAGGGAGTTAGAAAAGAGCCACATCATTAAGGAGTTTGCAAAAATGTCTATTGAAGCACGTAAAATAGAAAACGAACACAAAAAATATAAATTGGGCAAATGGAATGTAGGACAGCAAAAAGGATTGGTACATTACGACAAGAATACATATGACAGAGAACGTCTGGAGATGAGGAAATGGATGTCGGATAGCCAATATGAACAAGAAAATGAAGACAATGAAGCAGTAAATAATGCTCAAACGACGTATGATATTGATGACTTAGAACAACATGATAATGATTTGAATAACCAATTACAAGATAGTGAGGCATATGATATATCACATTTAGGTGAAAACTTCATGGATGGTAACTATTATCCTGAAGACCAGGATGAATAATCGCAAATACACTGTGTATTTATTCAAATAAAATATAGAAATATTTTATACTTACAATAAAATATTTTATGAGAACCTTGATTTTACAGAATAAGATTGTATGTGCGATTATTATTTTTTTAATACTATTTACATCTATACATTATGCAAAGCCATCTTTTATGTATAACAATGATGGAAGTTTTCGCGAATTCGGTGTAGGATACAAACATAAAACAGTCGTACCTGCCTGGGGTGTATCAATCATATTGGGTATTTTGTCATACATGAGTATATTATATTATTTAGCATATTATTAAGCAGTATTTTCTATACGTAATAATTATAGATAATACAATGGGAGGACCAAATCTTATTGATACAAATAGCAAGCATTTTATAAAGTATTCATTGATGGAAATGCATCAAAACAAAGTATCAAATTACAATCTTATTTATAATGTTATAATATTTACAGCGTTTATCATCATTACATCATTAACATTGTATTCCTTATATAAGGGAAAAAAGACGGATGAAGAAAAACAAATACAATCATTTAAGGATAAGCAGCATATTTTATCAAAAATTCGCGCTATTCAAGAGCAGCAGTTTGATAAATCACAAATTACCAATTTACCACCAATAAAAACAATAAACGAATACTAATTTTTCCATTATTTTTAGTATGACGCAAATATATACAAAAAATGAATATTATTGAAGAACAACGCCAGCAAATTAATGGTAATAATAATACAGCTCAGTCATACATTGATTCACTTATTCAAAATATGAATAAACTAAGTAGTGATATGATTATTAGCGAACCTTTATATGGAGAAGTTAATTTATCGTTGCTTGCAGAATTCAAGATAAAGAAAATTGTTTTCGCTGCTGGGAGTATAACATCGGTTTCTAATATTCCTGACAGTGTGAATCATTTTAGCATTGGAGAAAATTTATTGATAGAGTTGAATAATTTACCGAAAACAATCAAATATCTTGATGTGAATCACAATTATATGAAAATAATACATTTAGAGGAACTTAAATTATTGGAATATTTGAATGTTTCGCATAATCAATTGGAAGAATTGACACATTTGCCCCCTTTATTGATGGAATTAAATTGTTCAAATAACAAATTGACAACATTGAATTTGGAAACCAGCAAAAAATTGGAAACATTAGACATTGGATATAATATGATTACCACAATTTATGGATATCCCAAATCAATCATTAACTTTGAAAACACAAATAATCCATCTATTGAATATATTGATTTTGATGAAATACCTGTAGAAACAGGTAAGAAGGTAGAAAAGTACGATTATTATACATCATTAAATACCTATTATGAATTAAAGAGCAATTATGAAAAATCCTTGCGCAATTTAAGAGAAAACGCACATAAATCCAAACGTGGATCAAAGAAACAATATAGAATGAAATTAAAAGGCATAGTTGCTCCGTGTGTGTATTGTAATCGTAATGTAGGTTCTATTTTCACCGAAAATGATGAAAAATTGGTAGCGCACTGTGGAAGTGCTAATGACCCTTGTAAATTTAATATTGAACTTATTAAGGGAGAATATAATGATATACGCAAATTACTAAATGAATACCAAGATGGTGTTGTTACAGCGCAAAGTGAAATTATAAGACAAAAAATGGACATATTATTCAATTATAGAAACGAAAAAGAAATTGTAGGTGAATATCAAGAATTGATTGATACTATGGAAATTATTGGAAACGAATATAGCAAACTTTCAAATAAATACGATAAACTACATTATGACGAAGAAAAACAAGCAATGATTAACAAGATTATATTGGAATTATCTGAATTAAAAGAACAATTCTTACATCATATTCAAGAATACAAAGAGACAAATAATAAAGAACATTTGCTTTCAGCAATGCATTTGTATGATGGTCGCAAAGACAGTATATTTGATTTGAAAAATAAAATGCATAATTTAGAATATGCTATATTGGAAGTTATTCATGTGACAAAAGAGTCAATAGTGAATATATTTACAAGTAGCAATGTTTTCAATATAACTAAAAAGGATGAGAAACACGTATTCAATAAACAAAAACATACATTGTCCAATATGGAAGTATGTGACACTGAAAGTAGTGTAAAACATTTTGTTGTTAAGGATTAATACTGTTTTACTATAATCATACAGGTGCAAAATGAAATATAACTATCTAAATATAAGTATATTTCAAATAATTTCTTATTCATACATGAATTTTGTTACATCTATTTAACATTGATTGTAGTTTGTTACAGTATCCCATACAACACCAGCTTCAATTGCCCATTTTTTTTGTTCACAACGTGCACTTCCATTAGCACTCCATCCAGCATCTTCAAAATCGATGACATTAGCACTATTATAACCTGGTGTATCACTAATCTTAAAATCAGAATTTGTATTACCTATATCTCCGAGATTAGGTTCTCCTGCTCCAGGAATTACACAACCACCAGTATTAGGATCCTTTTTCCAATAATCGGGACAATCATATTTTACAGGTGGGAATGCTGGTTTAGTATCAGGTCTTAAACCGTACAATCCAATGTATGTCAATATGATAATTAATAGCACAATTGCGATAGTTAATACAATTAAGTAAAAAGTTTCCATTTTATATTATATTAAAAGAAAACAATACACGAGGTTCTCTAAATATATTTAGAATAAATATCTTACAATACATTATAAGATATAATCATGTTTATTTCATCCGCATATAATGACACACATAAAATATTAGACGAACAGACCTCATATAATGGGCGTGTAAATATTGCCCAGCCTTCAGAAACCGCAATATTTGAAATGCAGGAAAAAATTAATATTCGTAATAAGGCAACCAATTATCGCGAAGCATTGACTGGAAACATTGAAGAAAATGTCCTTTCCCAGGTGTTTTTTTCTGAAAAGAATATTCAGATTATACAAAACGGTATTCGTGCTGGCGTATATGAAAAATCAAATCAAGAAATCATTGTTCCACCACAAAATATTGACAATCTTAAAATAATTATGCGAAGTACCTATTTGCAATATGCTCAACATTATCCCAACGATATTACTGGTCAAGTTGAAAAATTAAATAAATTGGTTTTGGATTATTCAATTAATAATGTTTATAATGGTGCATTGTCATACTTGAAATATCTTGAAGACCAAAGCACTTTAGCCACTCCTATGGACCGTCCTCTTCAAAACGACCGCGATTACAAACAATTAGAAACAAAAACATTTATGTAAGCCGTCTAAAACGCATAAATTACCATACAACCTTATATTACAAAAATTTGAAATAATTATATCAACACTATGATATAATGATTAATGAAGGATATATTGTTGCCGAAAAATATATTAACCAAAAGGTAGGTAATCATTTGACCAATATAATAATGGAATACTATTGGGGACACGAATATTATATGAATGTATCCAAACAATTACGAGACTATAATGTAAAAGCCGGTAAAATGCAGTTGTTTCTAATCAGATCAATATTACCAATAATCACAAATATTCACACAATTCAAAATGAGCACTATTTATTATATCTAAAATACTATAATTCGTTTTTGATGGAAGTTGCCAAAAATAATGGATTACGATTATATTTGACCAAAAGTTATCCACATATGCAATATATAACTCATTTTATAACGCAGCACCGTTTTGTTGGCGTGAAACTATGTTATCGCTACATATGTAATTATTGTTTGTCCATATCAAATGTTATGCGGTATCAAGTAATCACCAATTTTAAGAAATTAAATAATATTGATGGAGATTTATCGGATATATTTTCCTCCACGCGAGAACCCATCTACAACATAAATGATAAATATGCCTAAAAATGAGTATAAGATGAATTCTTCAGTAATGTTTTCCGTTTTTTCATGTTGTTGTTGTTCCAATAAATGGATCATATAATTAATTTTTTCTAAAAGTTTGTGATTGTTAGGATTATTACTATTAAATCCATCCATTGTAGCATTGACGTTTTTATGTTTAGATGGAGATTGTTTGTATGAAATTTCACCATTATAACTATTTGAATAATTACTAAATTGCTCATGGACATTCGGATTATAGTCTAAATGATTCTGTTTGATAGATGGCATATCCTTTTTGACGTTAATATTTGGGACTGGCAACGGGTTGAAGTTTTCTAAATAGTTTCCATCATTATTTTCATCTTCGCAATTAGCCATTTTCTCAATTAATTGTGTCACCCGTGTATTGCGTTGTTCTTGCTGTTTTTGTGTGGATTGAATTGATTCGGGTATATTTGTATTGAATCCTTCCATCATTAAGGTTTCTTGTTTATTTACAGATTCATTTTCTTGTGATAAACTGGGTTTTTTCATTGTAGATTGACGTTTATTACGTTTTTCACTGGATATCCATGATGATGCTGTATTTAATAATGACATACTTAACAAATATGTAGATTTTTATTTAAATGTATATATATATTAAATCCTTATAAAATATGTTCTAATGGAACTATATATATGAAAATCATTTTAGAATATATTCCAATTACATTAGTGATTTTTTTATCGCTATTATCACCTGATGTCAAGAATATATGGTTCACGACATTAGGGAAAATATTTGCGATTGTATTAATTGTTTTTTATGCAAGGATTAATAAATATATTGGGTTGGGTGTCTGTATGATTATGATTTATATTTACAATTCATACGATTTCCATATACTTGAAGGTTTAGAAAATGCTGAAGAAGGTGAAAATGAAGCAGAGATGGATGAAGAACAACAACAATTATTAGATGAAAGCAATGAAGTTTTAAATGATATTGATGTTGAAGAAGCACAAATAGCAGCATCCGAAATAATGGGTGAGACTATTGATATTCCCAGTGAAGAAAACAGCGCTTCTGAGATTGAAAAACAAGTTGCTGAAAACCAGAAAATAACTGAGCAAAATGAAAGCGATATTCAGGAAGCGGAGTTGGAAAGCAAAAAAATAGAATTAGAGCAAGCAAAACAAGAACAAAATGAAAAAATGGTTTCTGAACAAATGGATGAGCAAAAAAAGAGAAGTGAAATACAATTTTTACAAGATATGTTAAAACAACGCAGTAATTACAGTCAGAGTATTATCAGTAAAGCGGAAAAACGTCTTGAAGAATTACTATTTGACGAAAATACAAATAGTACAACAGATAAAGATACATTTAAATCCATGAATTGTAGCACATGTAAGAATACAACGTTAGGTAAAATAGAAACATTTGTTAATTTGATGCCTCGTTTAACACGTGTATAAGTTTAGATACTGAATGTGTTGTTAGTATTATATATTATTATGTAAAATAAGATATAATTAAAGTATATATTACTACTTATTTAATTATAAAATGTCCGGATATACTATTCGCGAATTAATTATAAAAATACATTCTAATATTTTGAAAGATAAAGATAACTATGATGTTTTCGAGTTTACTAAGAATAATATCTATTTGCCAGACTCAAATAAGAAGTTTAATAAAGTACTTAATACTTACCCATATTTTACATATGAATTTAAATACCCTCGTGATAAGCTTTTATCGTTAAATATGCGAAAACGTATTGAAACTTTTTTTAATTTAGAACAATTTGTATTGTATATTACAACGTACGGAGAAAAGTCTAAAACTGATACATCAAAAGAAATTGATGAATGTGCTTATGAAAATTTAATGACAATGTTGGAAGTATTGTTTCCTACACAATTCCCAATTTATAATAATATTAAAGATTCATATACTTACTATGTGAATGGTAATCGTTCGTTACAAAAACACATGTTGAGTATGATCACTCAACCATTTACAAAGAAATATTATTCATATATGAAACATAATGGAGAAACATATACTATAAGCAAAGTAATATGGATTAATGATATGTTAAACCATAGCATATATAGCGAATTAATAGAAAAATATCAAGAATATATAAAATCATCCAAATCAACTTCACTTAAAAGAGAATTTAATAATTATTTAAAACCTTTATTATCTCATTCAACATCGTCTGAGAGATATAAATCAATATATACAAATTTTCAAAATAAGATTGATGATATTCAAGATGAGGAAAATATGCATGTGCAAAGAAAACAAGCAAAAAATTTACGATCAAACGTAGCACAAGTAAATCATATTTTATATCATGCAAATAAATGTTATTATGAAATAGCACCTTCTACAAATGAAGACAAAGAGAGCAACACGGTTGATTATAATTGTCAACAAAACTCTAATAATTTTGATTTAAATACCAGCATATTAGAAAATCATAAAGGTAAAAAAGTATATTATTATATTGAATTGGCAATTGATTATTTTCAAGGGGAATTTAATAATAAAAATAAAAGTATGTATGTGTGTAACTATACAAGTAACCATTTGGGTGACTTACTTGAAAAGATATTAATGACGAAAGAATTAGTGGAAAAATCCCAATATTGGAATATAGATTTAGACAGAGCACCATTATACAATAAAACTTCATCATTGAAACAGGAAAAAACCATAAAACTTGATGACACAAATGATAACGAAGATAATAAAGAAGATAAATATGTTCAATTATTTTCTGAAATATTAGACGAAGGAAGGGAAACAATTAACACTATAGAAAAAATGCAAGGTTCTGATTCTATAGAGGATATTAATGAATTGTATCGTTTTTATAATGATAATAAAAGAGGTGATACAAATTACATTGAAGAGGTTTATAAGTTAAAACAAAAATCAGGTACTAATACTTTATTAGTATCAAGCATAGAATCCAGTATAGCAAATTTGAGAAATACAAATCCAATATACAAAGCAATGTTAGACGATATATTGAATTATGTAAAAGATATTAATGGTGAAATGAAATCGTCCCAGAAAAAAGGAGGTAACACAATTGGTGGAAAACATATGACCCGAAAAATAAAAAAAAAGAGGTTCAATGTTACAATTAAGAAAAATTGACACACTTGGGATAAAATATAATTACAACATATAAACATAACGCAATGAATAGAGTTAATTCTATACACGTTTCACTTGATATTTGTGAGAATTTGGGCAACATCAATATAATTTCAAAATATATTGATGATACTGAACTTGTTACTATATTTTCAAACGAATATTTTAGAAAGAACATAGTGTGTGATACTATCTTAGAAGAATATGATTTACTTGATGACAATACCGATGACACACTATTGGACTACAAGGATACGTTTATACAGTCTGATAGAAATTTACAAGCAAACATTCACGATATATTGTTGTATTATACAGATGATTATGATAGTAACAATATTGAACATTTACTTGAATTCAATGAACGAAAAAAAACATTGGACATTTGGCTACAACTTACGATAATGCATTATAACAATTTAATATGCTTCTTGGATGCGAATTTTAAACGCAGAACATCTATCACTGCGAATTCTACAGCTTATATGATGTAGGCTTTATTACAATACTTACTTGTTTTTTTTGAATTTTCCATTTACAAACTTTCCTACACAATCACCAATATCTTCATCCTCAGTGATTGAATATACCTCACCGTTTTTCTCATCTGTTGTGTAATATTTTTTTCCTTTGATTTCAACCTCATATACTGCTTCTTCCTCTTCCTCTTCGCCTTCTTCCTCTTCCTCAACTACTTCTTCCTCCTCCTCAACTACTTCTTCCTCTTCCTCTTCGCCTTCTTCCTCTTCGCCTTCTTCCTCTTCCTCAACTACTTCTTCCTCTTCGCCTTCTTCCTCAACTACCTCTTCCTCAACTACCTCTTCCTCAACTACCTCTTCTTCGCCTTCTTCCTCAACTACCTCTTCTTCGCCTTCTTCCTCAACTACCTCTTCTTCGCCTTCTTCCTCAACTACCTCTTCCTCAACTACTTCTTGTTGTTCGGTTTCTACTACGTGTTCCTCCTCCTCTTCCTCGTCATCATCACAAGCGTTTTGACAAATATATTGCCCGGTCCCTTTCATTTGGACAATATCCACAGACTTCTTACATAATTCACAAGACGCCTTTCTATTATTCGGTTCTTCCTCAATAAATAGAATATCATTGAGACCATCGTCCTTATAATAACCATCACAGATCTTACACTTCTCCAATGTTCCATCAACATTGTCAATAACACAATTTTCATTTATGCATAACTGATGTTCGTCACGACATTCCTCCTCTTTCTTTACAATGCTCAAACTCCTGGTAAAATCCATAATGCTGTTTTTCAAATCAGTGATATTTTCAACGTCCAATGAGATACTTTCATCGTCTTCTGTTAAATCCACAACATCACGACGCCGTTTGGTAGAAGTTACATCTCCACTGTAGGTTATTCCTGGATAGTCGTGAAGAATCGCCATAATCGCGTGATACTTGTCCTTCCACATATTCTTCTTAATTTTCAGTTTCATATTACGTTTCTCCAATTTTGATATTTTTTTATGAAGAGACTTCACCATTGGCAAATCATTTACAAGGGCATTCACAAGTTCGCTGGACATATTAATATGATAATAGAGTAATGTTTTATGTTGATTCATAAACTATATTTGTGAATCAATTTTTATGCAGTTATAATTATATTATTGCATTATTGAATACATGTATCTAACCAACATCTATATGTTTTCCCATTCACAAGGACATAAATGATCTACATTATGATTTGATAGCTTGGGTCCAAACCATACAGAAGGATAAAATACCTTTTTTTTAGGACTTGAGGACAAATAAGCACCCCACCATGAGAATGTACTATTTGCAATAATATGATGATTACATAATGCCATCATAACCATTTGTTCCCAATCACATATATCATCACTAACTTTAATAAATTCAACGTGTGGAAATATATATTGAATCGTTTGAATATGTTGTTCTACAATGTTATTGTCTTGTTCTTGACAAAAATAAAGTACTCGTGAAATATTCGTGGTTTCGCATAATTTGGTCATTGCACTAATATAATAGTCAATACTTAACAATGGATGACAATCTTGTAGATGTTTATAATCCCCTAAACGGAAATGAATGGAGCAAATATCATTTATAACTCCGTCAAAATAGTTTTTATAAAGGTCGTGTATCTCTTTCTTACGATTATCAAATCGCAACATTTGTAATATTTTATTCTTATTGTTATCAAAATACATGTAACTCTGAAAATATCCAACCAAGTATAAAGATGTATCGTATTCTGGTATTTTATCATATGAAAATTGTAGTTCTTTATATACAGAAATCTTGTTTGGAATTTGATTATCTTTATTTTTATTCGTAAACACTACAAATGGTTTCAATAAATTATTCCAATATGTAGGTCGCTGAGTCACACCTGGTGATTTGTCATAATACGGTATAACAATTTTTCTACGATGTTCCAATCCATAACTAATACACGTCATAATTTGAAATAATTGATTACCAAGCCCACCCATTACATTACATGAAACAATATGCATACTATATTGTTTCATGATACTATATATTTATATATTTACACATTCCGTTTATAAACCAAAATGTTCTTTAATTAATTCCTTTTTGGTAGGTCCCTTTTTCTTTTCACTTTCTCGTTTGACCTTATATTTACTGGTATTTTTAGATACTGTTGTAGAGTCATTATAAATACTATTTACAAAATGATCATTGTCATCACATAATTCTGGAATATGACGTGTCATTGGTTTATCTAATAATACTAATAAGTGATCAGTACCAAGAAGTTTCCTGAACTCACTAATTGACATATTTCCATAAAATTTATCAAGAATATAATGCGGATTGGGTGCAGGTTTAATATTCTTATGATAATTATATACTTTTGAATATATATTATTTAATAGTTGGTAGCGCTCAAAACGTGTTGCGTCGTCAATATGTTCATTGAACAAATATGCGGTTGCACATTGTGGAGTACAAAAACATCCGTAACCAATAATTTCATAATCTGTAAATTCCATTGGAATAGCACAAGCAGGAGTATCAAATTCATAACTACACCAGAAACAAGCACACTTGGACGAAATATCACCCTTATGTAAACGTATTTTAAGATTTTTCAATTTATCATTAATCATTTTTACGTCAATATTATCAACTTTAGTCGTCTGTTCATTTGTAAGTTGTTGGTTCTGATTTATACTATTCGTGTTAGAATCATATGCATGAGTATATGTGATATTATTTGAATCAAAGACAGTAAATTCCGATGGTTGCTGATATGTTTCAATATCTGGAGGAACTTCTGGATTATACGCAAGTTCAGTAATAATGTTCTGTTGTTCAACATCTTTTGAATTGCATTTGAGGTGTAAAATAACATTGCTTACAATAGGGGGCTCGTCATTTAACTGTTCATCTTTTACAAGAATTTTTCCTCCTTTTGGTTTCCTTCCCCTCTTTTTTTGGACAGGTTTTTCTTCTGGAGTATCTTTTGGAACAAGAACACATTCTTCCTTACGTTTTCTTCCACGTTTCTTGGGAGCTGGTTTGTCAATAATTGTATTTTCCATTTTATTATACATATTAATATGTATGTTATTTAAGTAATTTAAAAATATATTTTATCTACATATATAATTGCCTATGAAACTATTAGACTGTGATAAAATATCAAGATATACAATTCAAACTATTTTTGAACACGCTGACAGATATTTAAACAATAAAGGAGAATGTAATGATTGTATGGGAAAAATTTTATGTAATGCGTTTAATGAACAAAATCAACATTCAAATTTATATTTTGAGGCTGCAATGTATAAATTGGGTGGAAAAGTGATTACATATAATAACAAACCAACAATTACACAATTAGAACAATCTAATGATACTATTTCTCAATCCCAACCTGTATCTAATTCTGAAAATGATGATATGATATGTGTGTTAGAAGAAATTTCAGATATCCTAATATTACATAACGATTCTCAAGATTCAATGAAAAAAATATCTCAGCAATGTAAAATACCTGTTATTAATGCATGTCAAGGAGAACATCCGTCCCAGGCACTATTGGATTTGTTTACATTGTATAAGCATTTTGATATAGAAAATGAACAATTGAAAATATTATTTGTAGGTGATGCGAAATATAGTCATTCTATCCATATGCTACAAAAATTGTTGGATTTATATCCGAATATACACGTGACATATTTTCCATATGACAATGACTGTATATGTCCCAATGTTATTCAAAATTATGATGATATTCACACATATGATGTAGTATATTGTACGCCATTTCCTACAAATAAGTACCCCAGTGACTATAATGTGGATTTAACACGTTTTGCGATGACAAATACAATTGCAAATAAAATGAAGTCACGTGCTATTATTATGCACCCTTTGCCCAGAAATAGCGAAATACAAAAAAATGTAGATAATAACCATCGGTCAGTGTATTTTAAACAAGTGAAATATGGGTTATATATACGAATGTCAATTATATATACAACTATTTTTAATTTGTTAGATAACAGGTTCTACACACTGGAATATAATTATCTGAACCAATTACGATCTGAGATTCATCTGTGGTAATTCTTTTTGAAAACAATGCTTTTTTTCCAGTCTTACATTTCATACACAATGATTGGAGTTTTATTATGTTGTCACAATAAGGTATAAGTTCTAACAAATTACCAAACTTCTTTCGCTGGAAATCGCTGTCCAAACCACATACATATACAATCTTTTGTTTTTTTTCAACAAGGTCAATGACAGTCTCAAAAATATCACTGAAGAACTGACCTTCATTTATAATGATAACATTATGTTTGTCAATGTTATATTTATCATCATCTATCACCTGTTTCAGTGTTTCTGCCTGAATGCAGTCAATGTTCATACCATCGTGCGAATATAATCCTTTATTTGCGTATCGTTTATCCTGAAAGTAGTTGATAACCATAATTGTGTGTCCCAATAGCGTGTGTTGTTTATATCGTTGTATAATGGTGGTGGTCTTACCCGAAAACATCGGTCCAAAGATTACTTCTAAATATCCATTATCCATATTTATATGACACATAAATATACATAAACAGTTATTTTAATTAGTTGATATAAGCGAATATACTCAAAATCAAATGAATATGACTGGTATACCCTGGGTTGAAAAATATCGCCCTGATTGTTTTGATGATATAATTATTAGCGATATGAACAAATCAATTTTTTCAAGTATATTTATTAAAAATCATTTTTCAAATATGTTGTTTTATGGCCCTCCGGGGACGGGAAAAACGACCACGATTATTAACTTAATCAACAAATATTTTCAAACTATAGGTGTAAAAAATAGCAAATCATCCATCCTGCATTTGAACGCATCAGATGATAGAGGAATAGATATTATACGAAACCAGATATTACAGTTTGTAAATACAAATAGTATTTATAAGAAAGGGTTGAAATTTGTTATATTGGATGAAGTGGATTATATGACAAAAAACGCACAGAACGCACTCAAACGTGTAATACAAAATGTAAATGACAATATACGATTTTGCTTGATTTGTAACTATATTAGTAGAATAGACAATTCACTACGCAATGAATTCATATGTATCCGCTTTAACAAGCTTCCAGAGAAAATGGTGAATCGTTTTTTAATGAATATCAATGATAAAGAAGAATTAAACATTGACAAAAAAACCATATATAATATTCAAAATAAATTTGGATCAGATGTCCGTTCTATGATTAATTATATACAACTCAATCATAATAAGCTACATAACTCCGATATTTTGCTGGATAAATATAAATATGATGAATTGTATAGTTTTACTGTTAAACATAAGAAATCCCCCAATACTATTGTAAAGCACTTGAATGATTTGTCACATACGTATAATCACGATATTATCGAAATCATTAAAGAATACATCAATTATTTACTGGAATACCACAAGGAAACATATTTGAACGTAAAGTGTCTCAATAATATTAGTAATATAATGCACCACAATGATATTGCTATTGAACATCAATTAAATTATTTTGTACATAACATATTATAGTCTGGAAAAAATTGATTTATTATTTGATATAAAGAATAAATAATAAATAATTATAACATAAAGAATTTGGCTATATAATGGATTTAGATGAAGAATGGGAAATGTTTCTGGAAAACCCAGACACAATGATGAATACAAGCATTGAACAGTGTGATGTAGAAAAAAATATGAGCGTACCATTAGATGTAGATAGATCTATATGTGATGAATTGAATATATCTACAAACACTAAAGTTGTATATTTGAATAAGGAAGTAGATATTTATAATATATTTTGGAAACTCCCAATTATATCATACCATCAAAAGACAACTGGTATTGTAAAGAAACAGATTAAGATTGTCTGTAATAGTAAAGAGGAGTTTGACGACTACCAAAAACATTTGAAAAATGAGACGTTTTATAATGAGCATATAATTAAGCAAATCGATAATCCCGATGCACGACGCATTAAGTTCAAAGATGAGCGGAAATTGACAGTAGGAATATCCAAAAAGGATTTATTGAGTACAAAAATTAAACAAAAGAGTGCGTTTTACAACTGTTTTGCAATTACTATCCGTTTATTTACAACCACATTCAAAGAGATGCATATAAAGGTGTTTAATACAGGAAAAATGGAAATTCCTGGAATCGTAGAAAAATCCTTGCTGTCAAGTGTAAAAGGGGAAATACTGAACCACTTGCGTCCATATATGGGTGATGATTTGGATTTTACAGACGGTGATGTTGAACATAATGTGCTAATAAACTCAAACTTTAATTGCGGGTTTTATATTAATCGTGACAAACTACATCATATTTTGAAGAGTAACAAATATGGATTGGAAACATCATATGATCCGTGTAGCTACCCTGGTGTAAAATGCAAGTTCTATTACAATATTGATGAAGACGATGTCAGTAAGCAGAATGGAAAAATATTGAAATCGGATAATAACATGACAACAAACGACATTTTATTGTCAAATAAATATTTGGAAATTTCATTTATGATTTTCAGAACTGGTAGTTGTTTGATTGTTGGAAATTGTAATGAAGATGTCTTACGATATGTATATACATACATTGTAAATATATTGTTTGATGAATATCACGAGATTTGTATTAAAAATCAGTCAAAATTCGTAAAGACAAAGAGCGAAAAAATGAAAAAAAAGAAATTAGTAGTAGATTTTGACTATTACAATGATGTTATTTTGAAATTCAGATAGGAATGTTAAAGTCAAAGGTTAAAGGGTTAAAACGAAATTTCATTGTACATTATATTAAATACATTTGTAAAATTCTGTTTTTTTACCAAATGGTTGAAATCTTCTTTGTGGCTATAAAAATTCAAAACCAGTAAATCATTGTCTATATTACATGACATTTTTGTAGGATGTAGCTGCTTCAATGATGTTTCGAGTAAAACGATATATTCGTTATATGAAAACTTGAAATTCTGTTTCAAAAGGGAAACACAATTATTGACGTGTGAGATTAGTTTTAAATCATAGTTTAAGTATTTTGATATATAGTAATTACATATGTATTCGTGATTTTCTAATGTAAAATCTGGATTCTCCCAAAACATTAAGGTCTTTACAGTATGCACAAATATGTGTTCCTCGGATGTTGGAGTTTCTATGGTAGAAGAATTTGTATATAAATCAAATAATGTTTTTTTATATGTAAAAATAATCGCATCATTTTGGTTCAACGCATAGCTCAAATGGGTATTGTATATTTGTTCTATATATTCTACATAAAAATATTGGGCTTGCTGCATATATAACAACGCTTCATCTGTTTTCTTTAGAATTTTAATGGCATAATTAAACACATTTAATAACGTATTGAAACCCGAGTATATAATATCATTCTTATTTTCAATCTTATCAAAAACATCGCTTGTTTTTATGGCAACAAAATATTGCGATAAAATATTTACAAATGTATTTAAACCATTGATTTCCGTTTTCATATAACCTATATAAATAAATTATTTATTTTTCTATTTAAAGATTAAATTGTAATAATTTCTATAAAAATCAAGAATGAGTTCTGAAGTTGCAAATAATGATTGTAAATTACCGTGTAGTGAAACAATGAATTACGCCTGGCGTATTTCTATTGTAGAAGACAAACCCATTCAAACCGATTATTGGTTGGATTCGTTAGAGTCAAAAATAATCATTGGTGTTCGCGAATCTGGGGAAAAATTGTTGATTAAGAACAAAGATGAATATACCAGTCCTATTGCTAAAATATTCAATTTAACGACTGAATATATTGTAATGACTGAAAATACAATTTACATTGTAGATGCTAAAACACCCGCTAAACGTATTACATCTTAAATAGTAAATCATTCAGTGAGACAAAATTTAGTTAAATGACAATTTGAACTTTTTTCGTTTGAAATAAACTGTTATAATTATTGATTGAAATTCAATGATTATACTACTACACTCCATTCAGTATAGAATTTTACCCCACATACTATTCCAGATTTTTTGATATTTCGTCAATTTGATCGTCTGATAATGTCTTTGGAAACTCAATTTCAAATTCTATTACTAAATTACCAACACCATTACTTGTATTCATACCCAATCCGGATGCTATTTTCTTATATCCGGGGGTAACAATCACACCATTATTTTTAGATACATTCTTCATCGACATTGTTTTACCATTCAAATGTGTAAATGTAGTACTAAATCCACATAATGCGTCTTTCAGTGTAATTGTTCGTTTTATATGTAAATCGTTACCAATACGTTTGAATTCGGTATTGTTGATAACAATGAATTTCACAATAATATCCCCTTTCAAATTTTCATTTATAGAATGTCCTTGTTTTTCAAAAGTAATTTTGTCATTCTCACTCACTCCGGGAGGAATATTTACAACAATCTTTGTATTTTCTGTAACCTTAGTATTATTCATAATTGTCCATCGTGGAAAATTAACAGTAACTTCTTTTCCGGTATAACACTCATAAATATTCAACGTAATTTGTATCTCAATAGGTGAAGGTTTTTGTTGTTGTTGAAATACACGATGAAATGTTCCACTTCCATTTCCTCCTGTCTGGAAAAAATGAATATTTGCGTTTGAATTTCCACCCATAGAATTAAACATTTGATTTCCAAATATATTGTTAAACATTTCACTCATTTCTGGTGTGAATCCATTCATAGTATGTGTGGTCGTATTCGTACGTGTGTTACCAAAAATATTTGGCATTGTAGGTATTTTTCCATTGCGCTCATCGTCATATTCCTTGCGTTTTTCAGCATCACCCAATACATTATATGCCTCATTCACTTTGGTCATCATTTCGTGTGCATCACTATTTGTGTTATGGTCAGGATGATATTTCAATGATAATTGTCTATATGCCTTTTTTATATCCTTACTTGATGCATTTTCATCCAAACCTAATATATCATAATGCGTTTTTGACATTTACTATAATTATATATATAGTCTTTTTTTTATACTATGAATACAATTTAAATACTATTTTACAATATAATGTATCATAATGAATAAAAATAACACATTTCTAAAAAAATATAAACCGACTCACTTGAATGACTTTTATTTTGACAAAGATATGCAAACGACCATTGAACTCCTAATGCAAGTAGATAATTTAAACGTATTATTTATCGGTTCATCGGGATGTGGTAAAACGTCACTATTAAATGTATTAATAAAACAATATTATAGTGAATGTGGTAATATTTATAGTTCTCACAATAAACATAATATTATGTATATTGACAATCTAAAGGAGCAAGGAATACAATATTTTCGCAGCGATTTGAAATCATTTTGTCAAACAAAATCAACCATCAAAAATAAAAAGAAATTTGTAATCATTGATGACCTTGATAATATTAATGAGCATTGTCAACAAGTGTTTCGTAATTATATTGATAAATATTCACATAATGTGAATTTTATTGGTTCTTGCACAAATGGACAAAAGGTGATTGAAAGTTTACAATCACGCCTACATTTGATAAAAATGAACCATTTATCAAAATTAAATATTCAAAATATTATTCATAAAATTATAGAAAAAGAAGAGTTGAGCATTGATGAGTCATCTATTGATTTCTTGATGACAATTACGGATAATTCTTTACAAGAAATTATAAATTATCTTGAAAAAATGTGTTTGTATAATCAACCTATACATATTGATATGTGTAAGCAATTATGTACAAATATAAACATTTCAGAATTGGACAAATTCATCCATTTTGTACGAAATAAAGATATTCATCAATCCACATCCATACTTCACACAATATATAATGACGGATATTCAGTGGTAGATATATTTGATTTTTTGTTTCATTATATAAAACAAACACACGAAATTAACGAAGATGAAAAATACAAATTAATTATTATTATCAGTAAATATATAACTATTATCAATAATATTCATGAAAATCAGATTGAATTAGATTTATTCACAAACGAAATTATGACCA